AATTTCTGCACCACCAAAAACAAATTGGATTTCATTTGTAGTAGCATCATATGAATAAGTGTATTTTCTAAATGGGATTAATACTCCATTTATATAAACCTTAAACCATTCTCCTGCAGCAACATATGCATTTCTCAATTCTGGCGGGCATATAGGTAGTTTTACATTGGTTAACTTAATAGTAGATGAGTTGATAAAGATTGGTGCAAATGAACTTCCCAATACACCACCTTGCGCCCCTCTAATAGTAATAAAATCAATTAGGTCTGAATATTCATTATACATTTGTTGTCTTGTATAATTTACATTACCACCAGATAAATCAGTTTCTATTCCCCATACTACTTTTTTAGGAGATAATGATTTTTTAGTAGTTGGTTGATTATCAAATTTTTCAGGTAATAAGTACGCATTGACTGTCATTGTAAATGTAGTTCTTACAATTCTTTGTGCACCATCCCCTACTTCCTGTTGATTCTCAAACGAATCTATTTTTGTACGAAATTTAAACCCAGATTGGTCTCCCCAATATTCATCCGTTGCATATTGAAATGCTTCAACAATTTTATTCATATGCTCAGTAAAATCTGTCCATATAATAACATCATAGGTTACACTAACATAATCCGGCATTGTTATATTATATTGTTCAACCGGTCTTTTAGTATCCGTCATTAGGCTAAACTTATCATACTTATGTTTTTTAGAATACATAGATATGGTAGGATATGATACATGACGATTCATTGTATTAGCCAATGATTCATCTCTCGCAATTGAATTTCTTTTAAAAACAATTATTGGTGTTTGAACTTGGCCATTTTTATCTCTTAAAAAGCCATCTCTTCTTATAGCTTTCCATCTTTCTGGATTACCATATATTACAGGTACTTTTATTGATTCACCTAAGATTTCTAAACTAGGAACGACAGTATCTACCATATGTTCAGCAATTGCTAAATCAACATCATATAACTTAACTCCTTTGAACTGATTTTTAGGTTCAGTTTTAAGTTGTTCTGCTCTATTTAGTGGTTTTTTTAGTGGGTCTACTGCCATTAGTATGTTCTCTCCTCAATTTGAACTTGTGAACGTTTTACCATCATACCAGTAGCAACAAGTTGCATACTAGCATCTGAGAATGTGTTTGTAGATTGGTCATATATTTTTGATGAACCACCTATTAACATAGTATCCATAACATTATTTATTTCATAGTAAAATTCATCAAACAAAATAATGTCTCCAATTTCAGGATATCCATATTGTGTATTTTGTATTGCATCTGCCGGAATTTCGTTACCATTAATATCTCGTACCTTTGGTATTTCATGCGTTCTTATTCTCTCTTTATTAAAACGGAACTCTACATTTTGTTGTGTATCCGGTCCGAATTCATCATAATTTGAAGTAGTATTCTCTCTGTCAACAATACACATTAAATTAGCAGGTGCATGGTATATTTTACCCAATGATTCACCATATAAATTAGTTTTTGATTCACCAACTGATATTTTGAATAGAGTAATAGTCGTTTCCACTACATAATCTACCACTTCTTCAGCGATAGTTTTTATGAATTCCAAATCTCTACTATGAAAAAACTTTGGCATATGTTATTATCCTATGTATATTGCTAATGGAACTGATTTAATTATTTTTTGTTGTTGTTCAACCATATTGGATTCATTTTCCATTCTGGTTTTTTTACTAACCTCTTCTAAGTTTTCTCTCAATTGAGTTACTAATGATTCCTTTTCAGTTTGTGCTTCTGCTCTTAATGCTGCACCATCCAATGAAACATCCGAACCAGGAATTGGTATAGTAGAATATTTTTCTCTAATTGCACCTAATAATTCTTTAGCAAGTGCAAGTGTGTATTTTCTAATCCATTGTTTACCAACATCATTAATTTTTGAGTAATCTTGAAACTGATATCCAACATTTGAATAATCACTTACAACATTTGGTGTTATTATAGTATTTCCTTCTCTGAAATCCTTTTTAACCATATACTCAAACCATAATCTTTCAGTTGCAGTTGGTATTGGGAATATTTGTATTTTATTATTGACAATATTAAAACTAAATGCGGATTTACGGAATTGGTCATTAAATTCAATTGCTTGAATTCTTAACATATCCTCATACATTGGCATTAGAATGAATTGTGCTGCGGGTGAGAACGAACCAAACCCAAATTCATCAATTAAGTTCAATGTACCTTGTCCAGAAACTGAATAAGGGTCAAAGAAACGAGAGATTGCAGGAGTGGCTTCGTAAAATACTTTAGTTATATCAAGTCTTTCACCACTTTCACTTACATCACCCCATAATTCTTGTAAATCATAACTTTGAGTACCTGCCGATGCAAGGATACTTCCTCTTTTAATATCAATTCTACCACCAACATTTGCTTGAGTACCATAACCTTCGGCAATAGTAATTACATTGTTTAATTCACTTCCTAATACTGATTTGTTGGTGAAATTTGAACTTGTGGGTTGACCTTCAAGGGCACCCATATTGTTTCGTATGTTAAATTGATTAACTTGTGCAGAATATTCACTCACTGCCTCTTCAAACACCGCAAAGAAACTACTTGATATCAATTCTACATCTACAATTGGATAACCCAACCTTTGTGCACACCACGATGCAACTTTAGGGGCATCTAATTGAAAGTTTGAATCATTATCATATAATCCGAATGGGGTAGATGAACCAGTAACGAAAGTTGCCGTACCTGTCCATACTCTTGATTGCGACATATTTATTCTCCTTAATACATTTATTCTTATATAAATATAAAATAACAAAAAAGGGAGTGAATAAATCCACTCCCTTTCAAATCTTATGTTTTATATCTATTATCCTAAGTTAATTAGTTTATATTTTGTTGAGTATAATAGTTTAGCAATATTATCTAATTCATTCTGAATCCAACTTACCTTTAATTTATCTTGTTGTCTTTCATTTTCTAAAAATTTAATCAGTTTATCAAAATATGCTATTATGTTTTCTTTTGATGAATCAGTATCTATTCCGTTTACTTGTTTATAAGTTATCAAACCATATTTACCTTGATATGCTTCAATTAATCCATCTAATAGGGGTAGAAGTTCTGTATAGTAAGTTTCTAACGCTAAATGTAGTGCAAGAGAACCTGGTCCATTAACTCCTGTGTGAAATTGATGTGTTTGTGTTCTACTATGAAAAAAAATTGAAGCTAATTGTTCCATATAAGATATTCCTTTGGTAATAAGTATATAAAAAGGTTAATTTAAATAATTTTTGGATTTATTTTTTGTTTTGAAAACGGATAATGGATGCATGATTCGCTAGTATCTGGTAATTCAGATTCCCATATTTTTGCTATTTTTAGCATAGCATCATCATAATATTCCGATAGATGTTCTTTTACAAAATCATGATGACACATTATTGTAGGATGGCCATCTAATTCATATGGAATTGGAGTATCTTTAAATCCATATGATTGTGGATTATAGTTTTTAGAGTAGGTTTGTAAACTTTCCCCCATATATACATCTTTTTTATAATCATTAAGAAGTAGATTTACATTATCATCAGTTCTTAGTGTAGTTGCCATATCAGTTTCTAAAAAATCAAATGCTTGTAAAATTTTATACTCACATCCTATTCCATCTAATAGGGCTTTCATACTCTTAACCATAAACCAACTATTATAAATTGAATGTTCATCATTCCATACCTCTCTTACAAATTTTTCACCAAAAATATGTTCTGAATTGTATATGTTTCCATTTAAATTAAAAGCTTTATACGTTGGGTTATATATATCCAATCTATTAAAACTACTCAACATTATTAACACAACATCATTTTTAGTTATGGTTGTCTTTAAATGCATTTCATATAATTTTTCAGCAGCATAATAATTACCTGCCCCCCGTTGTGCACAATTATAATGTTGTTCAAAATTTGTTGCTATTATATTAGCCCAGGTGGGCCATTTATATTTTGTGTAACTACATCCAAATGTATACAATCTCTTTTCTGTCATTATTATAAATATTAGACATAAAAAAAGGGAGAAACTCTCCCTTTAACAAATGAACAAACAAACAAAACTGATATCTTAATACTCAATCATTGAGACCGGTACGTTGTATGAAGCAAATCCACCTTTTACTCTCAAATTGGCTTTAGTTCGGTTGATTTTAACAACTTCTAACTCTCTACCCATTAATTTGGGGTGATTTACTTTAACCGTCATACCTACTTGCAATGACAATTTCTTTTCTAACGATTCTATGGTACGTTTTTGTTTAATCAGTTCAATAACCATTTGGTTAACATTACGCAATTCTGCTACTGATAATTTTGATAATTCTGAATAATTCATGTCTTTTATGTTTTAAATTTTAATTAATCTATTTCGCCAAATACTCTAATCCATTCCTCATTGGTAATCCCCGTCATAAGGAACTCCCTTTCGTCCATTGTTAAGTTTGGAACGATGTTTTGTATCAATTCTTTTGAATTGTAACGATTCTCTACTCTTAATAACTCATCTTGAGTAACATTGATATTCAATGTATGTTCAATACCGGTTAAACTGCTAATTTTTGTAATATTCATATTTTATATTTTAAGGGTTACCAACACAACATATCTCCTGCCTTATCCCAACTTCTAGCACCACTTTCGGTTGCTTTGTGAAGTGTATTGTAATCCACATCTAAGTTAGAATTACCGAACTGACGTTTAAGTTCTGATTTGAACTCTTTAAGGTTCTTAGCCCAAATATCATTGAACCCACCACTTGCCCAATTGAATTGGTATCGGTATTCACCTTTTGAATTCTTTAACAATCTTTCATACTTTGCTCTGTGTTTCATAATTTTATATTTTATATTTTATAGTTTATTATCTCTCAATCTTATAAAGCTAATCTACAACTTTTTTTCCACATTTCCTAATATTTTAGGACTTATTTTTATAAATAAGTTGGGCCATAATGAGACCATTTAGCTGTTCCATCAAATATGTTTCCTCTACTATGTTTAGCCGGGGCTCTCCAACTGGCAGGTTTCATTAAATCACCTTTCTTAACTGGAACTCCCATATGGTAACCATCAAACATTGAAACGAACGCCCATACGTGGTTACTATCCATAATTTTCATAAACTTAGAACCCTTTTTAACCTTTAACGGGGTATAATCACTATAATACTCACCTGATTCGTGTCTTTTTTTACGGTCTGCATCAACCTTTCCTAACCAAATTTCAAATTGCGTTTTCATATCTTTTAGATTTTATTTTAACCATAAATTGTAAACATAATCATACTTTACGTTCAAAGTATCTGCAAGTTTCTCAAACAATCTCTCTCTGATTACACTATCGGTAACACCTATGTATCGGTAAACATCCTCACCAACAATCAGTTTATTTAATAGGCCAGGAAACGTTGGGGTTTCATTCAATTCTAATCCCAAATTATCGGTTGGGAAGTTCTCTACATAATACTCTTTAATTGTGTTCATATCTTTCATATTTTATTTGTTTATCTCCTAATCTTATAAAGCTAAACTACACATTATTTATCACATTTCCAAATTATTTCCCATTTATTTTCACTTTTTTTGTAAAATTTTTCATTGATTATCAACGAGTTATAACGGGTTGACTATCAATGAGTTATGGGCATAAAAAAAGGGAAACCGAAGTTTCCCTTTTCTATTATTGAATCGTTATTAACTACCGAAAAATACTTCTAAATACGGCTTACCATCTTCTTCCTTTAATTCATAACTTTCGATAAATCGGTGTGATATCATAAAATCATCCAATTTACTGATTTCTTGATATAGTTTGTCTGTTGCTTTCCAAAGGTCTAACCAAGTCAATGGTATATTTGGTAATTGAATTTTTACATCTTTATGAATACCATCAGTAAGGTATTCTGGTTGGATTCCAATAGGTGTGTATACATCTTCTATTTCACTAACACTCCATGTTGTTTGTAAATCGTTGTCATAGCCGATTTCACTTAATTTATCCATTAAGGTTTCAAATTGTTCTTCTGTCATATTATTTTTTATTGATTATATTTAGTTGGTAACTCATAACAAATGTTTGGAATTTATATTGCTTTAGAAAATTTACTTTCCCAATCTGAAAATTTAAATTCAAATTCTAAATCAAAATGTGATTTTAATAATGGGTAACATGATTTTCGTTGTGCCTCAATAATTTCCGGTGTTATATTTTTATCTTTTATCCATTTTGCAAACCATCTTTTATTATAATTTGCTTTTACATAATATCTTACACTTTCATTGTAATATTGGTATACAAATAATGCATCTCCAAATAATTCCCAATGTATGATAGAATCTCTAGTAATTGTGTTGAAATCTTTATAAAATTGAACAAACCATTTTTCAGCCTCATCCAAATTACCAACTATTATATTTAATTTATATAAAGCTTCTGAAGCATTATATTTTGTTATTTGCAAATCATGTTGAAATAAATCTAAGTTATTACTTGTTATAAAATTTGGAATTATTTTTTTATCATATTCAGTTTTATACCAAGTATGATATTTTTTTAAATTTAAAATATCTTTTAAACTTTCATTATTATTTTTAAGTTTTATTCTATTTTCAAATAAATTATTTATTTTATTTATGATAGGAATTACATTATTTTGTTTGTCTGCACAATAATCATTAAATAGCCAATATTGTTCAGTTTCAAATTCTTCTTTTTTTAATAATTTTTCTCGTTCTAAAACCCAATTTTTGATTTCTAATTCTTCATTAGAATTTAAATTTGCTAAAGTTTTTGTAGAAGTTACAATACCGACTCCACCTAATAATAATCCTTTTAAAAAATCAATTCTATTCATTATATTATTTTTTAAGGTTTAACCAATATTTTTGTACATGTAGAAAATTATCATATAATTCCGAATCCATATTCATATGATGTATTCTATCTAATTTCTTTTCTATAAATTCAATATCGCTTTCTTTGTAATTTGATTGAAATAAAGATTTAGTTGCAGCATATTCCTCACTAAATCCGTCAATCAGTGTCCACATTGATTGGATTGCCGTTTTAGGATTACCACTTAATTGAAATTTCTGGATATGTTTTCTAAATTTACTATTTGGGTCAATAACCTTTTTAGCAATTTCTTTTTCTAATTGCTTAGCAGAACGGAAACCGACCTGTCTGCCAAATCCTAACCCAATTTGTCTAGTTAATGTAGACATAAATGATTTTGTCATATTTTATGTTTTAATTGTTTAAATTTTATAAAGCTAATATACAACCTTTTTTTGATATTTCCAAATATTAACCCTCTTTTTTTATAAAATTACCCTTATCATCCCTCATCATATTCCTACTACTCAAAAAGGCCCTTCTTTCATCATACATCCGTTGACCGGCTTCCACTCCATTCCTATCGATGAACCATTCTAAGGAGAATCTACCCTTAGCCTTCTCTTTTTGTTTAGATTTTGCCTCTTCAGAGTGTTTTTTACCATGCATTCTATTGGAACTATTCACAACCTTCATTTTCTGAATCCATTCCATATACTCTTCAGTATCTCTTCTATTTTTCCATATATCCCCACCATGTCCGATATAGGTATCGTTGTATCCACCCTTTACTGAATTATATGCCAATATAAACTCCTCTTCTACTCTTTGGGATTGAGATGGTTCTATTTCACATATGATTTCAACCTCCCAATTACCATCACCAAACTTTCTCATTGCCTTATAAATGGAATTATTAAATTTCTTATGAAATGCACATCTACGATGACCATATATCCTATCATCAATATCATTTGTTCTGCCAACATAGATTTTTCCGTTTGGAAATGTAATCTTATAAATTTTATCCATAGAATTGTTTTTTATATAAATATAGTTCTATGTGAGTAAACCGCATAAAAAAAGGGAAACCGAAGTTTCCCTTTTTCATATTGAATCGTTGTAAGATTCGTTTAAGATTAGATTGAAGCCAAATCTTTAACGTAAATCTTGCCATAAAATTCGGGTCTAACCATCTTCTTAGCGTAACGAGTCATAACACCACGACGAGGCGTGAAGTTAGATGGGTCGTACACTAATGGAGTCATAATCAATGGTACATATGGAGCATAAACCGCACCAGTCTCAAGGAAGTTACTTCCTTTGAATCCTAATAAGATTTCGTTAGAAGTCATATAAGGGTTCTTGTAAACTGTGTAACGAGATGCCAAAGAACCTACTTGAGATACACCAGCTGCGAAAGATGTAGCATCTTTATCCGCGTTAACTGAGAAACCAGGAATTGATTCTAAGATAGTACAAACATCTGGAGATGCAACGATGAAGTTAGCACCACCACGTAATGTTAATTGGTGAATCTTGTTAGAAACTTTGTTCAATTTAACACCTAATGTTTGGAACCATGTATTTTTTTGGTATGCCAATGATTGGTTACCACCAGTCCAAACACCATTTATTAATTCTTCACCAACTGTTGCTGACCAATATTCAGTTGTTAAAGCGTTAGACTTTAACATATCTAAGATTTCTAAGTCAATCTCTAAAGAGATATATTCAGATAACATAGAAGTTAATTCAGCTTCAGCATCGATTGAATGGTATGCATTCAAATCTTGTGCCAATTCTGGTGTCCACACTGCTTTCAACTTACGAGTCTTAGCAACGATAGCCTCAGAACGTAATTCTAAGTCAACTTCAGGAATACCTAAATCAGTTGCTGGTTCAGTAATAGCACCGTTTGAAACGCCATCTTCGAAATCTCCACGAGTTATAGAAGTTGGAGCCAATGAATATTTAACTACTGCTGCGTTAGTACCGCCATTTGGCATCAAATTAGCATAGAATACTACGTTTGAACCAACTACTTCAGTATGTGCAGGGTAGAATGCATCTGCTGCAGAGAAAGATGAAGCTGAGATGTGGTATGAACGTACTGCATCAAAATCTGCTGCAGTTGAAATGTTTGATTTTGCAATTGTAATTTTTTTCAAAGTACCTGCTTCTACTGATGCAGATAATGATGAATCATAATTTACATCTGCCCATGTTGCTGATGAAGTTACAGCATTACCTGCTGCTACTGTAATTGATTGGTCGTTAATTGTGTAAGAATATCTTCCTTCACCATAAAGACCATTTACAGCTGATTTAGTTCTACCGAAATCACCATCGAATGCTGAAGTACCAGAACCACCAAATAATGATTGACCATTAAATTTAGTAGCACCTGCCACTGCAGTACCATATTTGAAATCTAGATAGAATATAAGACCTGAAGGTAAGTTCATTGGTTGAACTGAAACGAATTCTTTCGCTGCAATTTCACCAAAGATTCTTCTTACTAATGGTAAAGCTACGCCAGACCATTCTTCAGAACCTGCTGAAGTACCAGTTGCGGTAGCTTCATCCAATAATTGTTTCGCTTGGTTCTCTAATAGAACTGCGATTTGAGATTGCTCTCTTTCTTTTAAACCTTCTAAAAGACCAGTTGCTTCCCATTTGCTTTTCAATTGACGTGTTTCAGCCAACATTACCGCTTGTGGGTTCTTGCCTTCCATAAGTTTAGATAAATTAAAATTTGCCATTTTATTTTTTCTCCTTTGGGGTTGTTTTTTTTTGTTTATTTAATATTTGCTAATTTCTTGAAACGTTCTGCCATAGAATTGCTTTCTGCTATAATTGTTTTTGGAGCAGTTGAAGCAACTTTTTTCGATGCGAATGATTCATTCATTTTAGTTTGTTGTTTTACCTTCTTAGCAGTTCCACCAATTTTCATTGATTCAGCTAATGTAGAGAAAACTAATTTTACTTCTCTAACGTTTTGAGTTCTATCCAAAGTTTCAACAACTTTGTGTTTTTGCTCATTAGTTAAATCGTAAGAACGGAATAATTTGTTAGTATACAATAATTTTGCATTTAACAAGTTTACTTCGTTGATTGTAGATTTCAAAGATTTGATAACTTTGTATGCTTCTTCTAAATCAGCTTGTAATTCAGCTTTTTCTTCATCAGCACCTTCTTTCATTTCCTCTTCTTCACCTTCCATTTTTTCGTCATCACCATAACCCATTTCACGTAAGATTTCGTCTAAATCGATTTCTTCGTCTTCTTCGGATACTGGTTCTGCTTTTTCGTCACCTTCTGCAAAAGCTTCTGGTTTTTCTTCCTCTTCAACATACTCAGGTTTTTCAGTTTCGAATTTTACTTCGCCTTTTTCATCACCTTCTTCTGTCATTGGGTCGTTTTTACCATCTAACTCTTGTTCTAGTTCTCTGATAATTTCTTCTAAATCGAAATCATCTTCATCCATAGGTTCAGGTTTTTCTTCTTCAGAAATTGCTCCAGTTGGGTCGTCGTTAACACCATCACCATTTTCATCTTCATCAGATTCTGCGATTGTGTTGTTTTCGTCTTCTTTACCTGGTGTTGCTGTTTCTTTGTCAGTATCACCTAATTCTGTGTGTGCATCAGTTGAGATACCCTGTGGGTCTTTGTTCTCAACATCGCCAAATTTTGTGCTGTCTGCATCCGATGTGTCATCTGCACCATACTCTTCAGTTACATCTGCTGTCTCTTCTTCTTCACCTTCCATTTCGGCTGTGATTTTCTTAGATAAGATAGATTGTAATCTTGGAGTAAAAGCTTCCTCTAATGCGATTTTAGCATTAGCGATTGCAGTTTCACGTACGGCTTTAGCATCAGCAATTGCATCTTTCAACAATTTTGAATTTGCCATTTGTTTTCTTCCTTTACTTTTTTTTCTGAAAATATTGAGTGATTTTCAATCGAATTGATTAAGTTAGTTGTTCGGTGACCTCACATAAGGGTGGGTATTCATTAACCAACGGGATAAAATTAAACCTACATTAAGTAGGTTATTATAGAAATAAATATATAAATGTTTACGAAACCGCAAAATTTATGTAAAATATTTTTAATCTCTTGAGGTGTCTTTATCTGATTGGGGTGTTTTTTTACTAATTTTCTTTTTCTTTTTAGTAAAAAACCTAATCGTTTTATCACCATCAGCAATCTTACCAAGAGCAACTCTTTTTTGCTCTTCTCTGATTGCCTTTTGTTTTTGTAATCTTCTTTTTGTAGTAGGTTTAACGTATTCCTTTCTTTCTCTTAGTTCTAAGAGGTGTCCAGATTCCATAACCTTTTTTTTGAATTTCTTTAAAGCCTTTGCAATGTCTCCATTACGAACTTCGACTGTAACTCTTGATAATCCGCTCATTAATTGTATTTAAATTGTGTTTGTAACTTATTTGGTAATAAATATGTCTTTTATAGATTATTTGCTTAAAAGGAACAATGCTTCTTCAGCTTCTTGTTGATTTTTAATCTTTGGGTCTTTATACATATCTACTTTATATCCTCTTAACGCATTTGATAAGAATATCATATACTTAGGATGTCCTAATTTTTCTTCTAACGCAGATAATGAATCATAGAACGATTGCTCGTTTCCTTTATTCATTTTTTCTGCTGCTTTAAATTCTTCTTTGTGTTTATCGATGTATGAAGCAGTTGAATCTTTATATCCATGTGCTGCTTCTTTTACTGATTCTGTTTCTAATTCATACGCAGGTACTTCAATTGAATAGTATTGACCAATATCTACGATATAAAATGGAGAACCGGGTGTTTTACCATCAAAACGAACAATTTTACCAGATTTACCACCGCGAAGTTTTACTTTTGTTCCTGGTTTTAAAATTGGTTTTGCTTCTTCATTTACTTTACCACAATCAACACAATTAGTTTTAGATTCTTCTAATGGCCATTGTTTCAACCACTTTAACCACTCTTTAGTATTCCAATCGTTTCTTTGTCTTGCATCTACTTTATAGTATTTTGCAAATACATCTTTTAATTCTGATTTGTAATTAGCAAAACCGGGTATTTTAGATGTAATGTTTACAAATTCATTTGCACTAGCGTAATGTTCCATTGAGTTAGATAACATATCTACTAATGCCAACATTGCTTTATCATTACCTAACGCTTCGTTTACTGATTCATTCTTTGGAACACAATTAGGAACTTGAGCACCACCTTTACCTGGTTTCATTCCTATCATCTCATATCCTTTCCAACATGGGTCTTTCTCCCCACCTTGTAATTTACCATCTTCTCTCAATCCCAAACGTTCTCTCATTTGTTCTTCAGAAATTTCACCAATTTTATAGTAACGAGATAGGATATGTCCCATATCTTCGTATAATCTT